TCATGGTGGCGGGGTTTCTTATAAATCCGATAAATTAGCTACTTACGCGGGAAAAACTTTCATAAAAGAGTACATTGAATTTATAGATTAATAAAATAGGGTTATAATAACACTACTAAATCTAATTCTAGTCAGTAGTCTTTCAATAACTACAACAATTGGAATTCTAATACCAATCATAGTAGCGAGATATACTTCATAATACTACTTATTATAGTCCTTGCCTCTTGGCAAAAAATCAAATTAAACTTAAAAAGAGCTTTAGTACCTTAAATGTGGAAGAAGATCTAATTGAAGTAAATGAAAAGAATCGGGAATCTATACAAAAAGATATACGATATTAATAACCTTAAACTAGCCGATAGCAAGGCTAGAAAAGGTAAATTAAAACAGAGAGGAATAATAAATCATGATGTTAATAAAGAAGCTAATATAATCAATTTATATCATATTTTAAAGAATAAAGAATATAGAACCTCAAAATACACTATATTCACGATATTTGATCCTAAAGAACGTGAAATATTTAGATTACCATACTATCCAGATCGTATTCTTCATCATGCTGTTCTTAATATCTTAGAATCGATTTTAGTTAAATCATTTACTAAAGACACCTATAGTTGTATAAAGAAAAGAGGTATACATAAAGCCTTGTACTCAGTTAAAAAAGCACTAGTAGATAAAGAAAATACTCAGTATTGTCTTAAATTTGATATACAGAAATTCTACCCTTCGATTAATCATAATATATTAAAGTCATTATTAAGAAGAAAATTTAAAGATAAAGACTTATTAAAATTACTTGATGAAATAATTGAGTCAGCAAAAGGCTGTCCGATAGGTAATCTACTGTCTCAATGGTTTGCTAACTTCTACCTTTCAGGATTCGACCATTGGATTAAAGAGAACAAACGTATTAAGTACTATTTTAGGTATTGTGACGATTGTGTAATACTAGCTAAAACTAAAGAAGAATTGCATGTACTATTCAAAGATATAAAAGCATATTTAAAAGAAAAACTAGATTTAACAATAAAATCTAATTATCAAATCTTTCCTATATCTAAAAGAGGATTAGATTTTCTTGGATATAAGTGTTGGCACACACATACTTTCTTGCGTGATACTATTAAAAGAAACTTTATAAGAATGATTAGGTATCATAAAAATAATAAGTCTATCAACTCTTATAAAGGTTGGATATCACATTGTAATGGAATTAACTTAACAAATAAATACATATTAAATGGACAAAAAAATAGAAGCATTAAAACGATTAGATGCACTAGATAAGGAAGCTAAAGAGCTTAGAAAAATTATAGAAGATCCTACAACACTATTTGAACAAATTAAAAACTATTCAGATGTATGTAAAAAGTTAGATATTGAAGAATTAGATGAAAATGATTTTAAATTTTTACCTAAAGAACAAAGAGCTAAACAACTTGCTTATCATAAAATACAGAATATAGCAACTTTATTTAATGGAAGTTGGAAACCTGATTGGAACATTTCAAATCAGAGTAAATATTATCCCTACTTTCAAAATAAGGTCGGGGTTGGTTTGGTTTTCGATTGTTCGAGCTACGGCTACTGCAGCTGCAGTGGGGCGGTCTCTTTTTATAAAGATGAAGAAACTTCAAATTTTATAGGAAAAACGTTTGTAGATATATACAGAGTATTAGCTGATTAGACTAATATAGGTTAATATTATAGACTAAATCAGAGTTAGTTTAGTTTTCAATAATTCGAACTACAACTACAACAACTACAATGAGACAGTCACTTATACTATACAACTAATAATATTAACCCTAGCACTAGCTAAAAAATTACTTAATTTCTAACAAGGCTTTGGTAGGTTATCTTATGATAATTCGAAGAAGACTTAAATATAGTAAAACTATGAATAAAGTAAACAAATTAACTTTACCTTTGTGTATTGAACTACTAGAAGATAGATATGGTAAAAACATAAGAAGAGACACTAAATGGCTCTCCTCTTTATTAGAAATCGAGATGGACTTTATAGTCTCTGAAGAAGAACTACGAGAACATCTTGGACTGATGACAGTAGAAGAAAAAGAAGCACGATTAATGTATAAAAATGTATAATATGTTACTATGGATTTTAATAATTATAGCATGGGCATTAACTTCCTTAATATATCGATATGAAGTAAGTTTAGTTAAGATATATAACAATTGGAATATTCGTTATGTGATTACTAAAACTACATCAGAAGGAGAAGTATATAAGATAACCAGACTATTTAAACTCTTTTAATATGATAGAAATAGATTTAAAAGTATTAGAGCAACATAATATTACTCCTAGTGAGTATTGCTGGTTATATAGAGCTGTCAAAGATAGTATATTTGATAGTAGTTGGGAAGATACTAATATAGAAGTGCTTGAAGCTAATGGCTTTATAAAACGAGTAGAAACAGAGGAAAGCTCCAATTCTATTGTTTTAAGAGAAAAAGCATATCAACTTATAGATCCTTCTACAACAAAATACTTTATAGAACTATATAATACATTTCCTTATCATGTTATAGGTAAAGGAGGTAAAAGAATGCTACGAACTGTAGGTACTGATACCTCTCTATTTAAACGTCTTGATAAAAAATATGCCAATATCATTAAAGGAAAAGAAAAGACTCATATCTACATTATGAAATGTTTAGATATTGAACTAAATGAAAGGAGAACATCTAACAGTATGACATTTCTACAAAGCCTGGAAGTATGGCTAAATCAAAGAGGATGGGAGAAGTATGAACACTTACTTAAAAGTGATACAGTAACTTCTAGAGAGGAGAGATATGGAGAACAACTCAGGTCATAAACCACTACCATTTAAACATATAACAGAGGCTTCCAGAGAGTTTATACAACAAGCCGATAAACGAAGAAAAGGCCTTATAAAGCCTTTAAAAACACGCTGGAAACCGTTGAATGATAGTTTGGGTGGTGGATTTGAATATAATACGATCAATTCTATATGTGGAATGTCAGGATCTGGCAAGAGCGCTTTTGCATGTATGTTATCTAGTGATTTAAAAAAGTTAAATCCTGAAGAAAGTTTTAACATACTTGATGTATCATTAGAAATGATGAGTTATCGTGTAGTAGCCAGAAAAATAAGCGCTGAACTAAAACTCACTACTCATCAACTATTTAGTGGTGACAGCTCTTTTATAGTTAATGACGGCCTATATAATAAAATGGTAGAGAAATGTAAAGAGCTCATAAAAGAAGATATTTACTTTGTAGAACAACCAGGAAATGTAGGAGAATTAGAAGCTACTATAGAGCGTTTTATTGCCTTTACTAAAGAACAAAATCCTAATAAAGGAGTTGTCTTATTTTTAGATCATGCTTTATTAATTAACGCTAAAGGTAATGAAATAGAAAGAATAACAATATTTGATCTAATGAATATGTTAAACAGACAAAAGAAAAAGAATAAAATTATGACTTTCTTATTGTCTCAACTTAATCGTAATATAGAAAGTAAAGAGAGACTATTAGAACCTTCTATGCAATTTGTAACTAAATCAGACATATTTGGAGCGGACTCGATTTATCAATTCTCGGATACTGTTTTAGTTCTTCATAGGCCTGAGATACTACATTTAAAAGAATATGGAGTACAACGACTTCCTACTAAAAATAGAGTATTTCTACATGCTATAAAACAAAGAGAGGGGGAGCCTTTCGTCTCTATAATGTATAATAATTTAAAACACAATGAACTCATAGATTGGGCAGAATATGAAAAAGAAAACAAACCACAAAGCTTTGGCGGACTCAAAATATCACTTGAAGGCCCTTCGATTTAATAAAGGAAAAACCAAATGGAGTCTGGTTCATTTTAAATCATTAGAGCCCTTAGTTGATGTTCTTACCTTTGGAGCACAAAAATATGGTGAATTTAATTGGATGAAGGGACTTAATAAGAAAGAGATACTTGAATCATTAAGTCGTCATCTATTTGCACTAATGGATGGAGAAGAAAATGATAAAGAATCAGGTCTTCCTCACATCTCTCATATTCAAGCCAATGCTATGTTTTACACTTATTTCTCACAACAACAAAAATCTAAAAAATTGAAAAAGAAAACTTAAAATTTAAACAACATGTTAATTCAAAACGCTATAAGAACCCCAGACGGTACTGTACTCAATAGCCTTCATGAACATGATTGTATTGTACACATCGATAAAGTGAATAACTTTAAATATCTTATTGACGGTGGATTAGCATTTAAACGTAAATTAACAGATGGAAATGAAGAAATATTAATTCTTCAAGATACAGATACATTCGAGAATGTTCGTAAGAATATATTGATTAAAGTAAACAAAAAATGGAAAAAGGCAGTAGAATTGACGAAGGAGGAGCTACAATTAGCTATGACTTCAAAGAATCTACCACCTTTAAAAAGACACATAATACTTAGTTATTTATATGAGTAAATTAGGCTCAATAAAAGATAAGGTTGAGTATATACTTAACCAATATTCTGAGACAAGAGATGATGACTATACATTGTATATAGCCTATGCATGGGAGCATTATAATCTTGACTTAGAAAAAATAACGGCTAAAGAGCTGTTCCGTAAAATGTCACACGGTACAATTGAAGACTTTAGTACAGTGTCCCGAGCCAGGAGACTAGTACAAGAGTTAGCAGCTAAACGAGGTGATACTTATCTATGCGGTGATAGAGATAAGAAAACAAAACTAGCCAAAGAGGTTAGTGATGAAGTTATTGCATTAAAAGAGAAGAATGGAAGAGGCGAAAGTGAAACCAAAGGTTATACTACCTAAAGAAAAAGTAAAAGCTAGTAGAAGGAATCCTTCTAAATTGATTATATACGGACCACCTAAGATTGGTAAAACAACTTTAATTAGTCAGTTATCAGACACCTTAATTTTAGATTTAGAAAACGGTAGTAATTTTGTAGATGCTATGAAAATACATATTAGTTCTATAGCAGAATTGAAAGATGTAGGAGAAACTATTAAAAAAGAAGGAAGGCCATATAAAAGAATAGCAGTAGATACAAGCACAGAACTTGAAAAATGGGCTGAAGATCTAGCTAAAACTATGTATATGGAAACTCCAATTGGAAAGAATTTTAAAGAAAAGAGTATCTTAACTCTACCTAACGGTGGTGGTTATCTATGGTTACGACTTGCCTTTGAAAGATTACAGGAATATATAGAAACTCTTGCAGAAGAAATTATTTATATAGGACATTTAAAAGATAAACTAATTGAAAGAGATGGTAAAGAAGTAAGCGCTAAAGATATTGACCATACAGGCAAGATAAGAAGCATTATATGTTCAAGAGCAGACGCTGTTGGATATATATATAGAAAAGATACTCAGATGTGGGTAACTTTTAAATCATCTGATGAGATAGTTTGTGGTTCACGTTGCGATCATTTAAAAGGTCAAGAATTTGAATTTAACTGGGATAAAATTTATATCGATTAATCAATTAAAACAAAAAACAAATGGAATTTAGTTCAAAAAATGTCGAAACAAAAGCTAACAAAACATTCGCACCATCTGCCTATTTAGGGTATGGAGTTCATGAATTGAAGATTAATAATATGGAAATCGAACATGCTAAAACAACGGGGTCTCCTCGTGTAGTGTTTAGTATGGAAGGACGTCCTGTTAAAGATCCTAATTTTCAGGGACTTGAGGGATGTAAAGGTCAAGTAGCTCGTGTGAGATCGACTTTTATGAAGACAGAAGAACAACAAAGAGAATTTGTAGAAAAATTAACTGCTATGGCGGAAGCTATGGGAGTTCGTAGTGAACTAGATAAGATTGAATCGAATAATATTGAAGATTATGTAAAACAGGCAACAGGAGTACTTTGTGGTAACTGGGCTCGTTTTTGTGTAGCAACTGAACAATACTTAACAACAGAAGGTAAAACAAAGGATAGTTTCGTTTTCCCGCGTTTTAACTTTGTTGAGTCTATTGACACAAAAGAGTCTAAGTTGAAGTTTGATAAAAACGCAACATATCACTTCAGACCCGCTGTAAAGCCTGATAGCGACACTGTAGGTACTGCAGTTTCTGCAGATGCTGCTGAAGACCTTCCTTTTTAACTAGTCATTAAAGGAAGTAATTATTGTTAGTAATTGGGGTAGGGCAATACGGCTCTACCCTTTTATTTTAGATTATGAAGTTAACAAGTAAGTATGTAGGACGATTAAGAGTCGATAAGATATTAGAGNATGTAAGTGAGGAAGACATCTTTAGGTACTATATACCTACCTTTAAGAAGNTAGGAGAACCATTCTCAAGCCAATTAAGNGAAGATCCCACACCAAGCTGCTCAATTAGTGATAAATATGGGTGGCTTTTATATAAAGACTTTGGAAANGGNGAGAAGTACAATTGCTTCACCTATGTACAAGCTTTATATGATATAACCTTTAAAGAGGCCTTAAAAACAGTTGTAAGCGATTTTAACCTATTTCTGAACTCTAGTCCCAATAAACCCTTAAATATCGTTAAAACGAAAGAAAAGGGGCAAAAACGGGAAACTATCATTCAGATTAAAGCTAGACAATGGAATGAAGATGATATATATTGGGATGAATATAAGATACATAAGAAGTTATATAAACGTAGAATTAAGCCTTTAGAGCATTACTGGATTAATGGTAGGATGGTTTATACTTATAATAAGCTAGATCCAGCATATTCTTATGAATGTGATCCACCAGGAAAAAGGAAGATATTGAGGCCTTATTGTCTTGATAAGAGAAGAAAATGGAGTAGTAATTTAATAGAGAACAAGATATATGGATTTGAATATCTGGACTATGAACAAGACACTTGTCTTATAACCTCATCTTTAAAAGATGTACTCATTTGGGAAACATTAGGAGTTAATGCTCTGTGGCCACAAAGCGAGTCTAATCTACTACGAGAAGAAGATATAAAACTACTTAAATTCAAGAACATTATACTTAACTTTAACAACGATAAAGTTGGTAAAAAGTATAGTGCTTTAAATGCTGAAAAGTATGGATTTAAAGAGTTCTTTATATCAGAAGAATATGAAGAAAAAGACCCTAGTGATTTTGTTAAGAAATATTCATTGAATAAATTACTAAAAATATATGAAACATGGTCATTGAACCAAAACAGCTCTTTTACTGGAACTACAATAAAAAACCAGTAGAACTAAACGACCAAAGTATACTGCTCAGTTTAGGATCTGAAATCATTGAAGAAGTCCCTTGTGAAAAGATTGTAATTATTAACGTAGATTATAATCAACATATTCCAATATCTAAAATAATAGGATTCACTTATATTGAAAATAAACTACTTAGATCTTATATTGAAAATCAAAAAATAGATTGGTATAGTTCGATTCAAAGTTTTTTAGGAAATATGTGGAAATTTAGTGGAGAGTACTATATAAAAGATTATGAGCTTTCTTCTCAATTATATGGATTTCCTGATATTAAAAAAACTCTTGTTGGTAAAAAGATCACAAAGATAGAATTTGAAAGTGAAAAACAAAAAGAAGACATTAAACAATTATCATATCATGTTGAGATAGAAGGTATTGAACAACATTATCGTTTTGTTGCTTCTGATATAGGATATAAATGTTCTGATATGAGCAATTTAAAACCTATAATGGAGAAAAGTGAACCTAAAAAAGGAGATAAGATAATAGCTAAAGAGAATATTAAAGGTGTATTGTTTAAGACTAAAGAGTATATAATTGAAGATATATTTAAAATTAAGAAATATAAACCAGATAGCTGGATAGTTAAAGTAAAAGATAGTAATACAGGTAAAATAGAATACACCACTTCTATATCTAAATTCAAATGGGCTAGTAATACAAAAATTAAAGTCATCACAGAAAATAGTTTAAACACTAATAAAAAGAAAAAATCACCATTTGAACATATATTAGAAAGTACTCCTTTTGCAACAGAATTGCATAATCATTTAAATTCTATTGTATATGGTACTAGTGTATTAACTACAACTACTAATAATACATGGACAACTATTCCACCTGGAGAACCACTTCCTATAGCAGAAACTAATACACCAGAACTATTATTCTTTTTAGATGAGGAAGAGGATGAAGAATATTATGAAGAAGAAGATAACGTTTAATAACTTAAATTAATTAATTCAATGAACAACAATAAAAATAAAGCTAATAAAGCTTGGACCAAAAGAAGTGTACATATCTTCTCTAGACATTCTACACATGACTATTTAAGAGAGAATAAGATATTTCTCCCTAAATTAACCGTTTTAAGACTAGGATCTACCACCAATGGTGCTCTTAACTACTCAGTAGAGATTAATAGTGTAGAATCGATTAAAAACAGTGCTAATAAGCTTTTAATGAAGCAGTTGTTTCAAACTAATAATGTTAAAACAGCAGATTGGTTTACTGCAAATGACACCACAAGCTTACAAGATAAAGCAGAGGAATATAGCAATAACTGGGAGAGATATATAGTAGCTAAACATGTATATGGAAGTCGTGGAACAGGTAATACATTGATTAAAAATGAAGATGAACTATCTTCATGGATGCAAGGTAAAGACCTAACAAAGTATATCTTTGAACGTTTTTATAATATGTCTAGAGAATATCGTTTGCATGTAACTAAAGATGGTTGTTTTTACACTTGTCGTAAGGTAATTAAATCTGATACTCCTCAAGATAAACGTTGGTATCGTAATGATTCTAATTCTTCCTGGTTAGTAGAAGAAAATCCTAAATTTGATAAACCAGTTAACTGGAACAATATAGTTGAAGAGTGTGTTAAAGCACTTAAAGCTGTTAAACTTGATATAGGAGCAATCGATGTTAAAGTACAATCAGCTAAAACTGAAAATGGTACCCCAAGAACAGAATGTGATTTCATCATTCTTGAAACTAACAGTGCTCCTAGTTTTGGAGATAGAACAGCTAAAGAATATGCTAAAGTATTACCTAAAATTTATAACAGTAAAATAAATGTTTGATATCGATAATAATATAACAGATATTGAAAAGGTACTTAAGTTGTTGGATAAAAAAGGAATACTAAGTGATTTTACTATCAGTAGTATAAAGGTTGTTAAACCTACAACTGAACCTTTTAGAGGTGAATATGGCCCTAAAGTAGATGTTAATATTACTTTTAAAAATAAAGGATTTGATGTTATAAATCTACAATTTAGTAGTACAAGACATCAATGTGGAATGGTTGAAATGGCTAATATTCATAATTCTGAGCACATGAATACAATGTTATTAATAGGCAATATAGTAGCTAAACTATGTGGTTATACTATAATAAT